TTAAATGATTATGTTGACTATGAGATACAATTTCAAAAAACTTTCCTTGACCCTATGCGTTTTATATTAGACGCAATAAATTGGAAAGCAGAACCACAAGCTAGTTTGGAGAATTTCTTTGGATAATCCTATTAATATAAGTGGTCAAGAGTTAGAGGATAAAGTGCAACTACATTGTGTCTTAAATAATTTATCTTATCAAAGAGCTAAAACAGGTTCTTTTGAGATTGATTTTATTATTGAAACAGATAAAGGTAAAGTTTATGCCGATTGCACAAATCAAAATGTAGGTGGTAGTGTAGAGGAAAAATTGCCTCATAAAATATGGAAATATTATAAGAAATACAAATATGATAATGTTTCTATTATACAAGGTGACCATAAAGTATCTAATCATGTATTAGAACATTGTAAAGATTTAGCTAGAGTATATAATTTTGATTTAAAATTTGTTAGTTGTGAACAGTTTTGTAATTCTTTAAATAAAAATGAGGAGAGTTTCTTTGGATAATTTACCAAATAAAAAATACGGTGTTGTTTATGCAGACCCACCATGGCAGTTTAAGACAAGGTCAGACAAAGGCAAGGATAAAAGTCCTGAAAAACATTATCCTGTTATGAGTCTTGCGGACATTTGTGCTATGAATGTTAGTGAGATTGCAAAGCCAGATTCAGTCCTTTTAATGTGGGTATGTGACCCTATGTTAGACCAGGCGTTTAAAGTTATAGACGCCTGGGGTTTTAAATTTAAAACAGTAGGTTTTACATGGGCGAAGACTAATAGAAATACTTTAGGATTTTTTACAGGTTTAGGTTATTGGACTAGAGGTAATCCTGAAATGTGTTTACTTGCAACTAAAGGTAGACCAAAAAGAAAATCAAAAAGTATAAATCAATTAATTATATCACAAAGACAAAAACATAGTCAAAAACCACTTATACATAAAGATATAGAGGACTTAGTTGATGGTCCTTACATTGAACTATTTGCAAGAGCAAAACCAAGACCTGGTTGGGATTATTGGGGTAACGAAGTATGAGCTTGACTTTGGCGCTAATTTGTAGTATAATACCATTATTATTTGTTTGTTTATTATTATGGATGTGGAATGACGAAGACCCTAGATAGAGAAGAAGCATTACATTGTGCTAATGTGTTTAACAATTATTTTGGTCAGTTTGAAAGAATAGACCAATATATGCGTGACCAAAAAATGGCACAAATAGAAACTATACCAGCACCTCTGCCTGGTATGGGTTTAGACTCAGATATGTTTGATGATTTTACCATGTCACCAGAGGTCATGGATTTACAAGTTGTTGAACTAGATAATCACACATGGGACACTTCTATAAATTTAATATCAAGTCATAGTAATATGGTCAGTATACCTGGCAAAGCACTAAAACTTGCAGTAAAAGAAATGAATACAGGTAAGTTTGTAGGTTTTATGAGATTTGGTTCACCTGTAATCAATTGTAAACCTAGAAATGATATGTTAGGTAATGTGCCTGAACTTACAACATTTAATAAAACCACTATTATGGGTTTTGTTATTGTGCCTACACAACCATTTGGTTTTAATTATCTTGGTGGTAAACTATTGGCTGCCTTGTGTTGTTCACATGAAGTTAGAGAAAAATTAAATAAAAAATATGATATGAATTTAGTGATGTTTGAAACTACAAGTTTATATGGTAATAGTAAATCTGCTAGTCAATATGATGGCATGAAACCAATGCTAAGATATAAAGGTTTAACTGATAGTGATTTTATACCTATGATACATGGTAAACCATTTAAAGATTTACAAAACTATGTTGAAAGTAGAGTTGGTCATATTGTAAAAGAAGACGCTTCAAGTAGAAAATTAAAATTAACAAATGCTATTATAGGTTTAATTAAAAAGACTTTAACAGGTGATGAGTTAGATAAATTTAAAACAACAATTGTAAATGCTAAAAAACTTACAGAGAGAAAAAGATATTATGTATCTAATTATGGTATAGAAAACTTTATTGATATTGTAAATGGCAAAACAGATAAAATTATAAAAGCACCTAACTATGATAGATATTATGATAATGAGTTAATAGAATGGTGGAGAAAGCTTGCGACAAAAAGGTGGAATAAATTAAATGAAGATGGCCGTTTAAGAAAAGACCTTGAAGTTTGGACTAGAGATAGTAAGATAGATATAATTAGATAAATACTTATGATGGCAATTTCAGAAAAAGATTATATACATTTAAAAGAGTATTGGGACTTTCAAAGAAAAGTAGAATACAATAAAGAACAGGTATTTAAAATGGCTGATAATTTTTCAGGCAGAGCATTTACTGAATTTGGTCCTGTAAACATAGATGATTTAAAACAAATGTTATGGACAAAAATACCATCATCTGAATACGAAGAACCACCAAAAGGTTGGGTACCAGAAAACGAAAATTATAGATTATGGAATGAAGAATGGCCTCCTAAATTAAAATTAGAACCACCAAAAGGTAGGCCTGTTATATTAAGAGCGAAAGTGAAAGAAGATGAAAGAATTTGATTATAAATTAGATTATAAAAAATTAGATTTTACCAATAGAGAAACCAGAAAAAAATATAGAATAGGTAGAGGTGAGCAAGGTGTATTACTTGTAAGACCATATACAGATGATATATGTAAATACTGGCGATTTAAAACCCCAACAATAGCGTATCAATCAGCTAATCAAATCTATTTTAGTTATGCACTATATAAAGCTAAAAATGATTTTATTGGTATGGATATGTGTAGAAAGTTTTTAGAAATGGGGTTTACAAGGGCTAGAAGGTATGCCAATCATAGAGATGGTAAAAAATATGATAAAAACCGAAAGGTAAAACCACAGGAACCAGACGCCATGACCTGTCATTTTGCCGAGTCAGCTACTATATTCAGAGAGTTTAGAAATAGAGTTACAAAAGATGATAAGTATATAAGTATGAGAAAAAACTGGCGACAACTAGAGGAAGCTTGACAATATGATACAAATGATGTATATTAGGAGTAATTATGAGTGATTTTTTAAAAGATATTATAAAAGAAACAGGCAATGAATTTGCTACAATAGCAAAAGATGGTGTCGCTGGAGGTGATGTAGATAGTTTTATTGATACAGGTAGTTATTCATTCAACGCTCTCCTTTCAGGTTCAATTTATGGCGGTCTGCCAGGTAACAGAATTACAGCAATAGCAGGTGAAGCTGCAACAGGTAAAACATTTTTTGCGTTAGGTGTTGTTAAGTCCTTTTTAGAGGCAGACAAAGACGCAGGTGTAATCTACTTCGAATCAGAAAATGCTATATCAAGAGATATGGTTGAAAGTAGAGGTGTTGATAGCACAAGACTTGTTGTTATGCCAGTTGCAACAGTACAAGAATTTAGAAGTCAATCAATAAAAGTTATTGACAAATATTTGGAACAACCAGAAGACAAGCGTAAACCAATGATGTTTGTATTAGATAGTTTAGGTATGTTATCTACTACAAAAGAAATGGAAGATACGGCTGCTGGTAAAGAAACAAGAGATATGACAAGGTCACAAATTGTTAAATCTACTTTCAGAGTTTTGACTTTAAAACTAGGTCAAGCAAATGTTCCTATGATTATGACCAATCATACTTATGATGTGATTGGTTCTATGTTCCCACAAAAAGAAATGGGTGGCGGCTCAGGTCTAAAATATGCCGCTTCATCAATCATCTATCTAGGTAAAAGAAAAGAAAAAGACGGTACAGAGGTAGTTGGTAATATTATACATTGTAAAAATTATAAATCAAGAATAACAAAAGAGAATGCTCAAATAGATGTACGATTAACTTATAAAACAGGTCTTGACCGATACTATGGTCTTTTAGAACTAGGCGAAGAAGCTGGTGTCTTTAAGAAAGTATCTACAAGATATGAAATGCCAGACGGCACAAAAGTTTTTGGTAAGTCTATTAATACAGAGCCTGAAAAATATTTTACAAAGGAAGTATTAGAAAAGATTGATGAATACACCAAACAAAAATTCACCTACGGACAAGACGAATAAAAAATATACCTTTGTACAAAAAGAGGGTGATGACTTTACTTGCATAAAGTTAACATCTGAAAAGTATGATGGTATTATTTACAAGTATGGCAAAGTTGCATTTGGTAAAGAAGAAAATGCTGATGGTACCTTGCCAATGATATTTGATTATGATATTATAAAAAATCCTAATAAGATAGATTTAGGAGATGAAAAAGACTTTGTAAATTATATTGGCGACATATTAATTGAACTAATGGACAAGCAGATAAAAGATGGCACAGCAATTATTGAGTGATAGAATAGAAACAACAATCATAAGTAATCTCTTTTTTAACGAAGATTTTACAAGAAAGGCTTTGCCTTTTATACAACCAGAATATTTTAATAATGCTGATGAGAGAATATTATTTACAGAAATATTTAAATTTGTAGATACTTATAAAAATCTACCTACAAAAGATACTATATTAATTGAACTTAATAATAGAAAAGATATAAATGATGAACAAGTTAAAAATATAAAACAACTTGTTTCTAGTGCAAACAATGAAGAAGTTGATTTACAATGGTTATTAGATACAACTGAAAAATGGTGTAAAGACCGTGCTGTTCATAATGCAGTATTAAGTGGTATTAAGATATTAGATAAGAAAGATACTAAGAGAACACCAGAGGCAATACCAAGTATATTGTCAGACGCATTAGCAGTAAGTTTTGATAATCATATAGGTCACGATTATATAGAAGACGCAGAAAATAGATTTGAATATTATCATACAAAAGAAAAAAGATATAAGTTTGATTTAGATTACTTTAATAGAATTACAAAAGGCGGTGTGCCAAGTAAGACTTTAAATATTGCTCTTGCAGGTACAGGTGTAGGTAAGTCCTTGTTTATGTGTCATGCAGCTTCTAACTTTTTAACACAAGGTTTAAATGTACTATACATTACTTTAGAAATGGCTGAAGAAAGAATTGCTGAAAGAATAGACGCAAACTTATTTGATGTTACTATTGATGACCTACACGATATGCCAAAACAATTATATGATAATAAAGTTTCTAAACTACAAGCCAAAACTGGTGGTAAATTAATTATAAAAGAATATCCAACTGCCTCTGCTCATAGTGGTCATTTTAGAGCATTACTAAATGAGTTAGCATTAAAGAAGTCTTTTAAACCAGATGTTGTGTTTGTAGATTATTTAAATATTTGTGCTAGTGCTAGATTTAAAGGTGGTAATATATCATCTTATTTTTATATTAAAGCAATCGCTGAAGAACTTAGAGGTTTAGCAGTTGAATTTAATATGCCTATCTTTAGTGCTACGCAAACAACTAGAACTGGCTATGTATCAACTGATATTGGTTTAGAAGATACATCTGAAAGTTTTGGTCTACCAGCAACTGCTGACTTTATGTTTGCCTTAATGTCTAATGAAGAATTAGAAGCATTAGGTCAAATGAAAGTTAAACAGTTAAAAAATAGATATAATGACCCAGCAATGAATAGGGCATTTATCATAGGTGTTGACAGGTCTAAAATGAGATTATATGATGTAGAAAATAATGCTCAAAATATTGTTGACGCCAATCAAACTAAACAAGAAGAAAACTATCCTACGCCTGAACAAGCATATGATAAATTTTCTGATTTTAAATTATAGGAGAAACAATGGCAAACTTTAAAACATTTACCAATGCTTCAGCACCTTTTGAAGGCAAGAAAATAGCTATTGACATGGATAGAATATCTTGTTTTTATGAAGATGTATTAAAGGCAGACGAAGGTAAACATACAACTATATGGTCTAAAGAAAATGTATGGACCGTAGAGGAAGACTTTACAACTGTTAAAAAAATATTGGCAGGTTGGGAACCAGGAGAAACTGAACAATGATACAAGAAACATTATTTAACATACCCTACTATACAATACCTACTTTAAATTTTAAGACAAAGAAAAAACAATTAACTAATTTGTTAAAATCTTATCCTGAAAAGAAAACAGGTATTCAACCATTCTCTACGAACAGACAATCAAATAGAGATGGCCTAGCACAAGGTTTCAGTAAAATTATTTCTGAAGAATTAAATTTACTAACTCAAAAGGTAAAAAGTGGTGTGGCTATACAAGATATTTGGTCTGTAAGTTATTCAAAAGGTGAATATCATTCACCACATAATCATGGTTCATTAGGTTGGGCAGGTATTTTATACTTAGATTTACCTAAAGATTCACCAGGAACCAGTTACATTCAACCATGGAATGATATTCAAAACGATACATCAATTTATCATCCTGTTAAAGTAGTAGAGGGTCAAATAGTTGTTGTACCACAATTTGTTACACACTTTAGTCCACCAAATAAATCAACAAAAAAGAAAAGAATAATATCTTGGGACATGAACTTAATACCTAATAATGCCTAAAAAACAAAAAGTTAGATTTCATAAAGGCGATAAGAAACCGCCAAAAACTGACAAAGACCTCCACTATATGAAAAAAATGGTGAAAAGAGGTCGCAAAATTGTATGGCAAGTTATAGAAAAGCCAAAAGGTAAAGTAGTATCAGAATTCTTTTTTGAAGAAGACGCTGCTCATTTAGTAAGATTTCAAAATAAACATA